CTGCGTGCCGCCGCGCTTTTGGAACGCGCCGAAGATCGTGAGGCGACCGTTCTCGCCGCGTCGGAATTGATCGGCGCCGAGCGCGTCGTCGGCCGAGACGATATTGAGCCCACCAGCGAACCGTGTTTCCTCGTCGCCAACCTGCGGCCGGCCTTGCGACACAACCAGTGGCCGTGACGCAATCATGAGCGGGGACATCGTTACCCGGCCCAATCTCCGGCCGCGTCACTGAACGCGGCGAACGTCGGCTGAGTCGTGCGGCGCGCGATGTCGCCGAGCATGTTCTTGCGCGCGCCGTCGGCGAGCGAGAACAGATCGGCCGCGGCCTGCGACTCGGCGCCACCCTTCATCAAGAGCGTCGCCGCCGTGACCCACACTAGGATATACTCATAGCCCCGCGGGAACTGGATCGTCGACAGGTCGCTCGCGAGCTGCGCGATCGTCGGCGGCGTGTGGCTCACCGCGACCGAGAGCAGCTGCCCGGGGATGGCCGGCAGGAGCTGGAACAGGTCGCCCGTTTGGACGAAGCACGGCGCGATCGGCGTGACGGCGCCGGCGAGCACCGGCGCGGGGAGCTCGTCAGCGGTGACCTCGGCCCACACGCGCGCGCCGTCGGTGAACCCGCCGATGACGCGATAGAAGTATTCGGCCGTGTCGTCGCCCGGCGGCGTGCCCGTGCCCGGGGGCGGCGGTGCGACTTTGTCGAGCGCCGAGAACGGCACGCGGCCTTGCGCGTCGGTGATGACGCTCCGCATCGCCCAGCGCGCGGCTTTGTTCTGGTTCAGCAGGTCCGACCATTCGTTGGTCATGACCATGCCGCCGATGTCGAGCATGAGCCGCGGCGTCCACCGATTCGACTGCTCGCCGTCCAAGTAGGCCGCGACGGCGGTGACGAAGTCGCTGCGATTCATTTCTTCGGCTTCGGCTTGAACTTGCCGTCAGGACCGCGCGCCGATGGGCCACTGGTGCCCGGGCCCTTGTCGATGTCGTTCCACACCTGGCCCATCACCTTCTCTTCGACGGCGGCCTCGCGCCCGACGTCGTTCCACTCCTGGATGGCGGTGCGCAGCTCCTTGAACGCGTCGGCAGGCCAGTTCTTTAATTCGCGTTCGATCAACGCGGGCGCTTCATCGAGCGAGCACGTCACCGGCAGGTGGCCCACGACGTCGAAGTCAGCGTGCGGTTGCATTTCGCCGGACTGGATGAAGCGCCGGCGCGGGTCGTCCTCGCGCCATTTGAGCGTGATCGCCCAGCTCGCGCGGGTGTACAGCAACCCCGCGCCGGGCACGCGTCGCTCGATTTCCGCGACGAGGTCCGAGGGTGGACGCGGAATCTCGTCCAACCCTCGGATGAGCAGCTCGGGCCGCACGCTCACGGGACGCTCTCAAACGTCGCCTGCATAGCCGCCGGCGACGGGGGCGCCGTGGAGCCGTCGGCCGCTGGCGGCTCGGGGAGCGGCGGCAGCGGCGTCATGCTCGGGGCGATGAGGTCGAACACCGCCTTGAGTATCCGGCGCTGGGCGTAGCCCTGCTCTTGTGACGCGGTCTTGATGGCAACGCCTTTTTCATCGTCCTCGGAGAGCGTGCCGGGCACCGCCGGCGTAGGCGGTACGGCCGGCGTGTCAGCGATGGGCGGGACGGCCGTGGGGTCGCCCGGGATGGCCGGCGTGCCTGGCGTCGCCGGCGTCCCGATGCGCATGGCGAACGCATCGAGCGCCGCATCGAGGGAGGGGACCGTGCCCGGTGGGCACACCGTGTGAATCTTGTATGGCGAGGTGGGGGTTGGCGCGGGGGCAGTCATGGGAGTTCTCGAATGAGAGACTTATGCGGGAATGCCAACGGGCCCGGCGTGTGGCCCGGGCCCGTGGCGAGAGTGATGCGCGTGGCTTACCGCGAGACGTGCGTGTAGTACGTGGTGTCGGTGTACCCCACGATCGAGGCGTGCGGGTTCCGCACGAGGGTCGCGATGTTGACGTAGGACCCATAGGTCGTCTCGAAGGCGTCGCGGCCTTGAATCCACCGCCACTGGCCGGAGCCCTCGAATTCGATGAAGCTCCAGTCCTTCGCATCGACCCACGCGATCGACGACTTGTGCACGAGGTAGATCGTGCCCGCCGGCGTGTAGTAGTCCTCGAACGCGGGGAGCCCGCACACTTCGAGCGCGCGATAGCCGCCTTTGATCTTCTTCGAGAATTCGTCGGCGGTGAACCGGCGCTGCCCCGACAGGCTGGACATGATCTTCTGCATCACGCCCGGGCCCATCATGAGAATGAATTCATCGGGCTGGAGCATCGCGTCCTCGCCGCTCCAGTTCGCGGCGCGCCGGATCATTTGCCAGATGTCGTCCTCGGTGGGCTTGGTGACGTCCGGCGTGTCGGTGCCGGCGACCATGCGCACGCAATCCCAAATCGGGTACGTGCCGGCGCCCAGCCCGTGCAGGTTGGGATACGCGCCGCCGCGGTTGGTGATGTTGATGAGGCCATTCGGCACGCCGGTGCCGGGTGTGCCGGTCCACGCATCGTCTGACGTCGTCGCCTTGACGATGATGTCGGTCGCGAGCATGCCGGCGACGGCCGCCGAGAGCGTGAGCGTGGCGTTCGCGCTCGTCGCCGAGACGGACGTGATGGCGGTGATCGTGGCCTTGCCGCGGAGCGTGCCCCCCGAGACATCGCGCACGGCGATGAAGTCGCCTGGCGCCAACAGGAGCGCGCCCTGGCCCGCGCCGGCGACGCCGTAGGGGCTCGTGACGACGATGTGCGTGGTGTCGGTGACGCTGCCGATCGCGGCGAGCACGCCTTGCCCGGCGCCGTGCAGCGCGCCCTGCATGAGCAGCCGGCACGCCGAGCGAATTTCCTTGTACGTCTTGTTGAGGATTTTCTCAAACGCGGCGTCCTTCGACATCGTGCCCATGTTGAGCAAGCCGTCGATCTGCCGCGTGGCGTAGCCGCGGGCGACGCCGGTCGACGCTTGCTTTTCGGCGGCGAAGGTGTCGGGCGGGAAGTAGCCCGCCTGCGACCACGTGGCGCCGGACGGCCGTCCGACGACGACGTCCCAGAAGGCGCCGTTGCCACCCCAGCGCACAGTTTTCGTATTGGCCTTCTCCAGCTGCGCGAGGAACGGCGTGACGGTGTTCTGCGCGTACAGCCGGAAGTTGTTGTAGAGGTTTTTCAGCAGACCCGAGAGGTCTGCATCGGAGATGAGGGTTGGAGCCGGCATTTAGGGTTTTCTCACTGCGCGTCACCCACCGCGCGTCTGTGCAAGCGCGCGACCCACGACCCAGTCTTGGAGGTCGCGATTGCTCGTCGGAGGTGTGGCGGGCGTGGACGCGGCTGGCGTCGCGCCGTTCCCGCCGGGAGGTTTGGTCGTCGCCGTGGCCATGCGCCGCGCACGCTGCGCTCGCGCTTGGAGTTCGGCGTTGGAGGGAGCGGGCGCCGCGGCGGGAGCGACTGGTGCTGGTGTCGCTGCCGGCGGGGCCGTCGGTGCGCGCCCGGCGGCGAAGCGCTCTTCCATCGCCATGTGCCGTTGTTCGGCCCACGGCGCGAGCTGCTGCACGACGAGCTGCGCGATGTATGGATGCGCCTGCGGGTTGATGATCGGCCCGTAGGGCGTTTGGACGGTGTAGGGCTCAGCGAGTCGGACGAGCTGCTCGGCCAAGTCTTGGAGCGTGACGTTCGGGTACGTCTTGGCGATGAAGTCGAGCGCCGGCTCCAGCTTCTGCTCCATGTACCGCTCGTTCTCCTGGCCGGCGGCCTGGTAGGCGAGCGCTTGGCGCTGCTGCTCTAGTTGTTCGCGCTCCTGCTGCGCACGCGCTTCCGGGGTGTTCTGCTGCTCGTATTCCGCGATGGCTTTGAGCAGGTGGTCCGGGTCCGACAAGAGCAGCGCGCGCTCCTGTTGCATCTGCCGGAGCGCTTGGTCGTACTGCGCGACTTGACTCGTGAGCGTGGTGTTCTGCTGCTGCACCGCGATGGCTTGCTGCTCGCGCTCGTGGTTGTAGACGCCCATGCGGGCGTAGTTCACGAGTTTGGGAACGTCGAGCAGTCGCGGTTGGTTCTCGCCGTTCGGCCCGCGGAAATTGACCTCGAAGGTGAGGTCTGGCGGGACGATTTCGCCCTCGGCATCGAGGACGCGGAACCCTTGCACTTTCGAGGCGTCGAGCGCTTTGGGAATGACATGCCCCTCGGGCGCGACGATTTCCTCCGGTGCCTCGGTCGTGTCGCTGTCTGGCGGCGCGACGTCTGGCACCACGTTCCAGCCGGCCTCGGCATGCGCGCGCGGCACGAACTGGCCGGTCTTGGGATCGCGTGGCCGATCGGTGATCGGCTTGTCCTCGGCCAACAGCTCGCGCGACTCGTGCATCGTCTGCGCGATGGTGCGCTCCATTGCATCCAACCCCTCGAAGTCCGGCGCGGCGGGTGCCGCTGGGGCAACGGGAGTGGCGGGCGCGGTCGAGGCCCCGTCGGGAGCGACGGGCGCGATGGCAGTCATATCAGTTTCCTCTTGAGCGTTCGCCTATGTGCGAACTAGGGAGCGACGGTCATCCCGGGCGACGCGAGCGGTCCCCCTGCGGGGACTGGCGGTGGCGCGCCGGGGCTTGGGGGCGCGGTCATGGGACCAGCAACGGGGCCGGGTGGCGCCCCTTCTGGGGGCGCGCCTTCGGGTGGACCGCCGCCCGGCGCGGGCGGTCCTCCGGGTCCTGCGGGCGCGCCGCCCATCGCGCCGCCTTTGAGGGCGGCTTGGGCGGCGAGCAGCTTCCAGCGCTTGGACGCCTCGTCGATGATGGCGGGGTCCAAGTCGTCGTGCAGCAAGATGTCGCGTTCTAGCACGTCTTGATGGATCGCTTCGTTGTCGCTCCAGCGGATCGCCAGCGGTTGGGACGCGAGCTGCGCCGTCATCGCGGCGGCGTTCGGGTCGGCCGGGTCGGCCATCGGCAACTGCTGGCCGTTCCGAATCGCGTCGGCGATGCGCTTCGCGCGCGCGTCTTGGTCCTCGTCGGGCGTTGAGAGATTCTTAAACGACCCGAACTTCACGTTGCGCATGTACTGCTGGCCCGAGATGAGCCCGCGATTGAACCAGTCGTCCATGATCTGGAGCCGGTATACCTTGGGCATCGGGAGCATCTTCTCAGCGTCGACGATGACCGTCGACGGCCCCTCGAAGTCTTTGGCCGAGAGCGCCCGCGCCAAGTCCGGCCGATCGGCGCCGACGGCACCCACGTCGCGCGGGATGTCATAGCCCCACGCCATGCCGGCCAAGTTCACTTTCGCCCAAATCGTCATCGCGTTGGCGACGGCGGCGACGGGCGGCGTGAACACGCGCGTGATTTGCTCGTTCGCCGCGGCCACCGCGGTGGCGGTCTCGTTCGACACCTGGCCGCGCGACACGTCGTTGTAGCCCGACATGTCCTCGAAGGCCTTCGTGTCGAACGCGATCAAGTCTTTGACGTCGGGTCCGACCAAGAACCCTTGCACCGGCTGGAGCGCTTCGCCGATCGGCCCGGGCGCTTCGACTTCTATAATGGAGAGCCCCGAGCCCATGAACGTCTCGCGACTGATGGCGTCCGGCTTGGCGAGGAAGCGACCGCCGGAGTTCACGCGCACCGAATTCACCCACAGCGAGAGCGCGGCGTTGATGCGCATTTGCGGCGCGACCCACTGCTCCATAATCGGCCGCGGGTAGAACGACGGGTCCGTCGAGCCATCGCGCACGGGCACGACCGGGATCATCCCAAAGAGCAGCTCGCCCGGGCCCCACACCACGGAGTGATCGAGCACCGTGAGCTGGAGCCCTTCGGGCAGCACGTCGGGGTGGCGATCGACGTACATCGTGAACCGCTCGACGGTGTTGACGTTCGACATGCGAAAGCCTTCACCGACGATCGTCTGCGTGAGCACCCAGCTCGGCGAGCCTGAGTCGCCTTGGCCTGCCGGCGCGTCGGAACGATCGTCTTGTTGCGCGCCGCGCTGCGTGGCGCCCGGCTGCACGCCCGAGGCGCCGTACACGTAGGCGGCTTCGGTCTCGGGGATGACGTCCCGCACCATGAGGTAGTAGGGCGGCTCGGTCGCCGTCGCGTTGGCGCTCACGCGCACTTGCTCGACGCGGCGCGTCTTGGTGCGGAGGTCGCCGAGGGGCTTTTTCTGGCCCGTCGCGGTCATGCGCTGGTCCCAGGGGCCAGCATCCCGGTCCCAGTAGACCTCCCAAAACGCGACGCCGTCGGTCCCGGCCCAGTAACTGGCTTCCTGGGTCATCTGCTGCATGTGCTGCGTGTCGTACTGAAACTCTAATGCTTGCTGCCGGCCCTCGGCTTTGCGCTTCTCGTCGGGCGACATCGCCGAAGGGTCGACTTGGAACGACGGCCGCTGTTCGGTGATGACCTGAATGCGCTGGTCGAGCGCGGGGCCGATGACGTTGTGCACCACGCGCGCGGTCTCGGCCGGCCGCGTCGGGGTCGTCCACGGGCCATTGCCGCGCGAGGAGACCCACTGGTGCCCGGCGCGAAACAGCCGGTTCCGCGCGACGAGATAGAGGTGCTGCTGGACGGCGGGCGCGTGATAGGTCCAGCGCCCGCGCACCCACGCCGCCCACGCGCTCGCCTCGGTGAGCGGGAGCATTTGCTCCAGAGTCGGCATGGCGCCGCCGGACGCGTAGAACGTGGGTTCGCTCGTGAGTTGGTCGAACGCGTCGATGAGCGGGAAGTCCGAGCCATAGAGCGCGGCCATGAGCGCGCGGTAGCGCTCGATCGGCTCGACGATGTCGTCGGTCTCGGGGTCTGGCGGGTTGGGGGCCGTGACTTCGTTCGCGCGCTGTGGGTCGGCCGAGGGCCCAACCTCGGCCTCGGGGCCGAACAGGTCGCGCATGACCGCGTCAGTGAGCGGCAAATCATCGGGCATGCCTAGCCCAACAGGCGGCGGCGCGACGGGGGCAGTCACGAAAAACGCAACTCCCAACTTGTCAACACTTTGTTCACTTATCCACGCGACAAGGCGTGTTTGTGCGCGTCATGCTCGGGCGGCAGAATGCGGTTGCCGGAGCTGAGGGTCTCGGGCTGCCAGCACACCGGGCAGTATTCGAGGTCGGCTGGGACGCCGGCGGGAGTTGGGAAATTCCCAACTTTCTGGACAAGCGAAGGAGCTGCTGACCGGAGGGGGAGATCCTCCAGCCGCCAGAGCGCCGACTGTGGGACGCGGTACGCCGGTTCGCGCGGCCCGCCCCCTGGTCGCGGGTCCTCCTCCTTATACAACCACTGCTCGCGCTTCCCGGCGCGGCCCATGATCCAGCCGTGAATGACGTAGTCGAGGCCATCGCCGGTCACAAGAATGAACGCCTCGTGACTCTCGACCTCGGCGCCCCGAAGAATGAGTTTCCCATCGGGCCAGTGCGTGGTGCGCACCTGAAACGGCCCAGCGTCAGGCGCGTCGGTGCGGCCAACGGTCGGGTCCCACGTGAAGTTGAACGCACGACACACCGCCATCTCGCCGAGCGCGCCGCGAATGCTGTCCTCCCACCGGCCATAGACCGGACACCCGGGGCGCTTCAAGCCACGCAGGTACGCAATCGCTGTGCGATCGTGGCCGCCTTGCGCCGCTTCGCGAAAATCTTCGGGCGTGAGTCGCACCTTCATTTAGTTCGACTCGGCGACTTCGCGCGCGACGTTGGACACGAGGGAAATCTCCTGCACATGCCGCTGCGCTTCGGCCGGCGTGACCCACGACCGCACGAACGCGAGCCCGAGCTTCTTGGGGCGCACCTCGCCCGGCGGTTCGCCCGACGCAAGGGTTTCCCTTTCCAGGGTTTCAGGCGCGGCACGAGGACCACGCTCCCCTTGCGCTTCCGTCTCGGGAACCTCGATCAACACATACACGGCGTACCGCATGCCCCTGGGACCGGAAAAGCCCACGGCCACCGCGGCGCCGGCCTGCGTGCCGGGCGGCGCCTCGATCCAATCACCGCCATGCGGGCCATTCAGCACGGGGAAGCGAGACGCGTAGCGTGAGGTCACGGCAGCTCCCCAATGCCCACGGCGCGCCGGACGCGCTGCCACGTTCCCGCGGCGTCGCCGTCGTACAGCTCGACGAACTTCGCGCGCACCGCCGTCCGTTCGTCCTCGCGCGCCCAGCCATCTTCCCACTGCGCGCAGTGCGCTTCCAAGTCGTCGGGAATCACGACGTCGCCCGGCCGCGACAACGCCGCCAATCGCTCGCGATTCCCTCGGAGCAGCTCCCGCGCCTCGTCGGATGTGCCACGTGGCACAGGTTGCGCAACTCCCAACTTCGCGCGTTCGATGGCGCCCTGGTCCTCCTTGAAACGAATCCAGAGTTGCAGCGCGTTCCGCGCCACGAGCGCGATGGCCAGCCACACGAGCACGCGACCGATCGCCACCACGACCGCCTCCGTCATCACTTCTTCCTCCGAAGGATCGCCCGCCGCGGTTTCTTCTTCTCGTGCGCGCCCTTCGCCTTATCGGCCGCGACAAACTCTTGGCCCACGTGCTTCGGGATGCCGAGCGTCGAATGCCCGTGCGCCGCTGCCTGCATCGCCCGCCGCTGTTTCTCGCTCACCGATGGCATCAGCTGCCGTCCTTCGGGAACCGCTCGGCGAGAATTTCCCGAATGCGCGGGTCGTCGCCGTTGACACCATCGGGAAACCGCCCCTCGTGCGCGAGCCGCGACCAATAGCTGGGCGGGTCGTCGCCCTTGAGGACCTCCACATAGTCGTCCGTCAGCGTGGTGCGCTTATCAAACGCTGAGGAACGCCGTGGATTGGTCATGGCCGCACCACCGCGGCGTGCAGCCTGCCGGCGAGGATCGGCGTGAACCGCACAGCCGTGAGCGACTCCACGGCCACGAGCAAGAGCTGTGCGCCGCTCGGCGGGATGTCCACGGCCTCGCCCAGGACGCCGTGCCCCAGCACGAGCGCGAGCGCGCGCCTGTCACAATTCTGGACGAGCACGAGCCACGCATCGCCGGGCACGACATGCGGCATCTCCGCGATCATCTCCACCGCCGTGCGCGTGCGGAGACACGGCGCCAACTCCTCGTCGTCCGTGTCGTTGATGTAGGAAACCACCACGAAGTGCGCGCCAGTAAATGCACCGACCTCCACGACCAGATCGTCGTGGGCGCTCTCCTCGATTTCGACCGACTTGACCGCCGGCAGCGCGGCGAGCCCCAGCGTCTTGGGCTGCCCGAGCAGCAGGTTCGCCACCACCGATTCGAGATAGGTCAAGCGATCGAGCTTCGCCGTGTTCGGCAGATCGGCCGCGATGCCCGTGTTGCTGAGGAGCGCTGACGCTTCCCACGGCGTCAACGGACGCACGCGCGGGAACATGACTACCGCGCTCCGTTGGCTGGAGGCGCGCTGACTTGGAGCTGCATCGGTCGGCCGTTCTCGGCCGGCACCACGGTGACCTGTGAGCCCTCAGCGATCTCGTGCGCTTTCATCACCACTTGAAAGCGCGCC